ATGCCCAATGCTGTAATTTCCGAATATCTGGATATTGTTTTAGCTGGATTCCATGATGGGACCGGATATACCGGCACAACTATGGAGGAAAACACGAAAGCGATGGTTGCCGCAATTAAAAATCCCCACGTACACATTATCACGCATCCAGGAAATCCTAAGTTTCCAGTTGATTTGGAAACAGTAGTACGGGCCGCCAAGGACTGCAACAAAGCATTGGAGCTTAACAACAGTTCATTTAAAGTTCGACCAGGCAGTTTCCCTGTGTGCAGTCAAATTGCCAAGCTGGCCAAGAAGTACAATATTTTGGTAAGCATAAACAGTGATGCCCACATTTGTTACAATGTTGGGGAAAATGCCAAAGCGGTTGCTTTAGCCTCCAAGGAAGGCATACGAAAGAACCAAATAATAAATTCTTCCTCAAGTGAGATCAGTGAATATCTTAACTGGCACAAGCAGCAATCCAAACTGGTTTACAAAAAGGCCCAGTAGGATGGTTGTCTTATCTTATACATAGGAATTTCATCAAAGATTTTTATACGCTTTTAATTAAGAAGACAAACCCGGCCAAATTAAAATCGGGTTTGCTTAATTTTCTTAAGAACATACCACCTATGGCAATGGGTTTGAAAATACATCCTAGGCCGTAAAGAATTGCGAAAGGAGACGAATATAATGAAGGAAAAAATTAAGGCGGCTTTTATCTGTGTGCACAATTCATGCCGCTCCCAGATGGCCGAGGCGCTCGGAAAGCATTTTGCCAAAGATGTTTTTGAGAGCTATTCTGCTGGAACAGAGACAAAGCCGCAGATAAACCAAGATGCAGTCCGGATCATTAAGCAAATATACAGCATTGATATGGAAAAAGAACAATACTCAAAAATATTATCAGACATTCCTCAGGTGGATATAGTCATTACAATGGGGTGCAATGTGGAGTGTCCTTATCTGCCCTGTAAATATCGAGAGGATTGGGGACTCGATGATCCAACCGGGAAAAATGATGAAGAATTCATCCGGACAGCAAAAATAATTGAGGATAAGGTTATGAATCTTAGGGACAGGATATTAAGTAATGAAATATTTTCAACAACAAATGCCTAAATTAGGGGGATTAAGAGCCGCATTAGATTTCGATCCCCTTTTTGGTGCAAGTGCAACATCCTGATAACAGACCTTGAAAAATGGAATCATGGTATTCGATTTGAGGCAGCACTATCAGCAGGGGAGTGTTGAAAGCAAATTAGGCATCTGAATAAAGCGTGATGAGGATTTACGGCTACGAAAAACGGAGCTATTTAGGAGGCTGACTATTAGCTCCGTTTCGTGTAAGTTTTGGTCTTTGTCGCAACCGATATGTTCCAGACCGATATCAATCATGATCAGGTCTATTAAATTGGGATCCACTTCTTCATCCCCCCTTTTGATATTCATCTAATCAAATTGTACAACCTAAATGTTTATATAATGAGAAAATTTCATACTTGAAACCCTAATAAAATAGGGACTTTGTGAAGTAAAAATAAAGGCTTCACCCCTGCTTTTGTCGAATTTATAAGGTAACCCAAACCCAAACAAATAGAAAGAGGTGAAGTTACCTTGTATATTGGAGAGTATCTGAAAACCCGACTGTCCTTTGGCGGTACACATGGAGAGCTTTTCGCAGCCTAATCGGTGGAGGCTATTTACGGTGTTACCAATGGAGTGCCACGGTTAGTAAACAGCCTAGCTACGAATTGCCTCCTGTATGCCTGTGAAAAAAAGCAAAGACACTTCTCCCTGGCAACGGTAACGGTACAGGAATTCTATCGGGGATTAGCCCTGGAACTAGGCGAAGAACCTAAGCATAAAAAGGTAGACCTTTTCCACCAGATTCAATCTGCAATTGGTTCCATGTATTATGAACGCCGGCTTACACCTGTTATTATTTTGGATGAGATTCATATGGCTTCCAACAAGCTACTTGAGGATTTAAAATGAGGATTATTGGCTGATTGTTTAATTCGCGAAAAAAGGCCCCCTTCGGGAGCCATCAATTTGAGGATTAACAATACCAGCGCGACCCAGCGATGAAGAAACGCTACAGCAGGACTTGGAAGCGTATTCGTGACCGCTACATTAAGGAGCACCCCCTCTGTGAAAGGTGTCAAAAGGAAGATAAATTGACGTTGGCCGAGGAGGTGCACCATGTTGTACCGCTTTCGAAGGGTGGAACCCATGCAGAAGAAAATCTGATGGCGTTATGTACCAGATGCCACTCAACCATAACAGCTAAGGAAGGCGGACGTTGGGGTTAAAGAGATACGTGCGCTTTAAGGAACGGCATCCTTACCTCATGTATCGCTTCAATTCTTCATAAAAGTTTTCGCGGGTACCAGCAAGGATTACAACAACGGTTTCGTCATCTTCTTCAATGATGGTGTAGGCCAACTCGTAGTTGGTTTTATGGTGGAAGATATCGCAGCAATATATGCCGCTAAGATCACCGGTTTTAGGTTCACCAAAATAGGGGTCCATTTGAACCTGATCGATAGCTGTTTGAAATTTATCTTTTAGTGGTTTCTCTTTGAGCTTTTTTAGATAGCGGGCAGCAGGAGGCAAAATGACTAATTTGGCCATCACTCTGTCTCCGAACCAAAGACATCTTCATAGCTATCATTTGATGCTTGCCTCTGAGCTGCAAGGCGAGCCTCATCAAGCAAGCGTTCCACAGCGGGACGAACTTGGCGGCGGGTTTCTTTAAATTTATCAAGCAGTTCTTGTCCGGAAAGACCTTGGGTTATTAAATCGGCCAGGATCTGTTCGTCAAATTCTCCGCCGCTTTCCCGAACTGGCCGGATGACGATGGCGTTGTTTTGGATGTAGCATTCCACTTCCTTATCAATGCCGACGCTGTTATAGAACTCAATCGGTATGGTTATCTGGCGTTTCTGAGACACCGAAATACGTTTTTTTATCATCGGGTTTTCTCCTGTGGTTTTAACTTGGGACATCGCTGTTCCTGGTTTGGTAGTATATGCTGATCCATTAGAAAAAATACAAAGATTCTTTGATTAATAATAGCAAAGAAACAAAGAAAACTCAAGGGTAGGGGGAGTCAAATCTCTAGAGCTTGAGCCCGGAGAACGGGCGGCCCCCTTCGTGCGCAAAAATTACAGTTCAAACGGGGGATTAAGCCCCGCCACGGCGAGGAGGTGAAGGCTTGTGGCAAAAGACGGAACCAATAGGGGCGGCCGCCGGGTCCGTGCCGGTGACAAGCCGCAGCCCCTGGCTGACAAAATCACAGCCGGAAAGGCTGCCAAGATTTTAGAAGCCCCGGAACTGCAGCCTGAGTCGATGCTTGAAGCGGAGGAACTTGAGGATGCGGCAGATTTATACGGAGAAGATATGCCCGCACCCAGCGATTACCTCAGCGCGAGACAAAAAGACGGAAAGCCGCTGGTGGCCTACCCGGTACTTAACTCCAGCATGACCGGCTGTATTGTTCTTGATCCTTTCGGCGGTTCGGGCAGCACCCTGATCGCCTGTGAGCAGACTGGCCGGATTTGCCACACCGTGGAACTGGATGAGAAGTTCTGCGATGTAATAGTCAAAAGGTACATTGAGTTTAAGAACTCAGATGCTGGTGTTTTCCTTGTGCGCGGCGGGCAGAAAATACCCTTGGAAAGCGTGGAAAAAATGGCGTAAAGGCTTGCTATTACACCGGTGTAGAGTGATGTATATGACTACCAAAATAGAAAGGTGGTCCATTCCATGGAGTTTAAGTTTAAGTTTAAGTTTAACGTTACCGGCGCCAGGCGCAAGGAACTGGTAATGGCGATCAGTGAAATCTTGAATACCGCGCCGGAATACCAAGGCGCACCGACCTTTGCTTATGTGGTCGGCGAGTATGCCGTCAATAAGGAAGGCACTCTTAGCACCAGTGAAATCAGCGGCGACGAAGAACTTGAGCGACTGCTTAACGAGCTTGATCGGCGTGGATTTCAGTTCGAAGCGCCCGACGAGTTGGCGATCGAGTTTCCCAGAGAGGGTTTCAGTGAAGCCGCCATTGCCAATCTGGAGCGACTGGTTAAAAGCAAGGAAACCCTCATCAAAAAAGCCCTGGGCACAGACCGGCTGCCGATTGAGCAGACCGAGGACCGTTTGCGCTTCCCCTGGTTTTCCGGCAGCCTAACTGCCGAAGAAGTTAATGCCTATGCTCGCTTTATCGGGGCGCTTTGCGCGATGGCCAAGAAACAGAAACGGGTAACAGCTACTGAAAAGGCTTATGACAATGAGAAGTACGCCTTTCGCTGCTTCCTACTGCGGCTGGGATTTATCGGTCCGGAGTACAAAGATGAGCGACAGGTCTTGCTCTCTAAGCTAAGCGGTAGTGCCGCTTTCAAAAACGGTCAGCGCAACCCGGAGGAGGCGACTGAAGCATGAAGCAGATCCATCCGGAAATGTTGAAGGCGATCAGGTCATATTATCCTCCGGGTACCAGGATGGCACTGGTGCGTATGGATGATCCCTATACCAGGCTGAAGCCTGGCGACCAGGGCGGAGTATCTTTTGTGGACGATACCGGCACCGTATTTGTTGACTGGGACTCCGGCAGCCACCTGGGGGTAGTTTTCGGTGAGGATGGAATCATAAAGATCGATGAATAACTGGGGGCAACCGTCCGGATAAAAGACCAATATTTAGGCGTATTTCAGCCATTTAGTTTGCTGAAATCCCTTGCTATATAGCCCTTTCAGAGTGATATATGTACACACCAAAAAAACACACCTGAAAGGAGCTTGGATAGCATGTTCAACAGCAAATTCGGAATCGAGATCGAGTTTACCGGGATTACCAGGAGCCAGGCAGCCGAGATAGCGGGACAGCTTTTAAACGGGAGGATCGAACACTGCCGAGACAGTTACGATACCAAAAAGATACACACTCCGGATGGACGAACCTGGAAGTTTATGAGCGACGCCAGCATCCGCCGAGAAGTGAAGGTGAACGGCCGAAGGATAAGCACTGAACACGAATACAGCGTAGAATTGGTAAGCCCGGTTTTAACCTACCGCGAGGACATTGCCACCCTGCTAGAACTGGTCAGAAAGCTTCGCAAAGCCGGTGCTTTTACCAACTCCACCTGCGGGCTCCCCGTTTTTTAATATTTACCTCTAAGGTTAATTTGATTCTTGACTCTGTCATTTGTTCATGCTATAGTAAATTTACCTCAAAGGTAAATTGCAAAACGAGGTGATGGGTTGCAGATAGAGTATAAGAGCCGTGGAATCGAAAAGGTGTGTACAAACGCTCACGAAGCTGAAAAGAAACACGGAAAAAATATGGCGGCGAAGATACACCAGCGAATAGATGAAATAACTGCTGCGGATTCTGTCGAAATGCTGATTCAATATAAAATCGGCGGCTGCCACATACTCAAAGGAGATAGAAAGAAACAATATGCCATGGTTTTAATTCAGCCCTACCGCCTCGTATTCGAGATGAAAGGTTCTGAGATTCAAATTGTCCGTGTCATAGAAATCATTGACTATCATTAAATCTGTTGCATAAGAAGGAGGTAGCACAGATGGTGAGAAGCCGTACAATAATTGCATCACCGCCAGGCGCGACCATAAAGGAGCAGCTTGTTGATAGAGGAATGAGCCAGAAAGAGTTTGCTCGGAGAATGGATATGTCTGAAAAGCATATCAGTAGACTTATCAATGGTGAAGTCCAGTTGACCCCTGACATGGCCATGCGTCTTGAGATGGTGCTTGGGGCTCCTGCACAGTTTTGGAGCAGGCTAGAGTCCGTCTACCGTGAGAAGCTGGCAAAGGCCAACGCTGAGAACGAAATGGATGCAGATATAGAAATAGCAAAAAAGTTCCCTTACAAAGAGATGTCAAAAAACGGATGGGTTCCGGAAACAAGCAAAGCTAAAGAAAAGGTGGTCCATCTCCGTAAACACTTTGAAGTAGTCCAGCTTGATTTGCTTCAGGGCACTTTAATTCCTGGCATAGCCTGCAGACGCTTAGCTGACCATGAAAAAGCCGATTACGCTTTGTATGCATGGGCGCAGAAAGCTAAACTTGAGGCAAGACACATCAATACGAAACCTATCGATATAAACAAGCTCTCGAATATAATACCGCATATTAGGAAGATGACGCGGGAGAATCCGGGGATATTTTGCGGCGAGTTAGTCAGTATGCTTGCCGCCTGCGGTATAGCGATTGTTTTTCTTCCTCATATTGGTGGATCATTCTTGCACGGTGCTACATTCTATGACGGGGGTAAAATCGTCATGGGACTGACTGTGAGAGGCAAAGATGCAGATCGCTTTTGGTTTAGTCTTTTTCATGAAATTGCCCACATTATTTATGGGCACATTGGTCAGCCGAATGGCACTTCAGATGCGGATGAGTCTGCCGCGGATGAATTCGCTAAGGAGACTCTAATCCCAAGCGCGGAATTCGATTCGTTTATTGCAAAGAAAGATTTCACTAAATCATCACTTGTCCAATTTGCTAATATGGTTGAAATTGATGCTGGCATCGTGGTCGGAAGGCTGCAAAAAGAAGGTTATATCGAGTATAGTTGGTACAACGACTTAAAAACCCAATATAAGATTATTGCATAGCATAAAGCTAAGCGAATAGAAAAGCATCTGTTTTCAATGGGCAGGTGCTTTTTTTATGCCCATATTTAGGGGGAAGATAGATGAAAATACCAATCTTATCTGGTTTGTTAAACCCCCGAGCCAGTCCGGTGAATAGCCTGTATGGCAGCGCTTACAGCTTTTTCTTCGGCAGTACATCCAGCGGCAAAGCCGTAAATGAAAGAACGGCCATACAGACCACTGCTGTGTATAGGATCTTAGAAAAATTGAGCAGGAATTAGATACGTATCTTTATTCGTGAGCATCAATATTTACAAAACCTTTACTGTTCAGTCAATGGATTTTAACACTCAAGGAGTAAACTAATAACGAAAGGAGGTGATGAGAAATGATGAAAATGGAAGCAGACCTGCACATTCATACTACTGCCAGCGGTCACGGATACAGCACCATCAAGGAAAACGTGGAAGCAGCCAGTGAAAAGGGTCTCAAGACGATTGCGATTACTGATCATGGTCTAAGAATGCCAGGGGCTCCTCACTGGTATCATTTTACGAACTTGATATCTCTTCCTCGCGTGATGCAAGGGGTAGAGGTTTTAAGGGGAGTAGAGGCTAATATCCTGGACTCAGAAGGCAATATTGATATGCCCAATGCTGTAATTTCCGAATATCTGGATATTGTTTTAGCTGGATTCCATGATGGGACCGGATATACCGGCACAACTATGGAGGAAAACACGAAA